CCCCCCGGCCGCTACGGGTTCCAGCAGCCACTTTGGGTGACGCAGAGTAGTCATGGGCGCTGTGGTTGACCCCCATGAAGACGTGTTGGTCGACCTGAAATCACGCAGCGTAAGGTGGCCTGATGGGTTCTCGTGGTCCTGTGCCGAAGCGGTCGGATCAGCGTCGCCGGGTGAACAAGGATGGCGGCGTGGTGGAGCGTGTTGTCGTGTCGGGTTCGGTGGAGCCACCTGATCCTCCGGAGTGCGCTTCGGTGCTGTCTGGGGAGCTTTGGGATGCGTTGGCGGGGTCGGGCCAGGCGACGTTCTTCGAGGCGTCGGACTGGTGGCTGGCGCGGCTGATGGTGGTTGCGGTTGATGACTACGTGTCTGGCAGGAAGTCGGCGACGAAGCTGGCGGAGATCCGTGCGTTGGCTACCGAGCTTCTGATGTCGGAGGGTTCGCGGCGCAGGTTGCGTCTTGAGCTTGATCGTGGTTCTGAGGATGTCGACGAGGAACGGGCGGTGGCGGCTGTTGCAGACCTCCGTGAGCGTTTCGCCGGCTGACCGTCTGGTCACTCTGCCCGAGGGTGTGCCGAAGCTTACGCTCGGGTGGGATGTTGTCCAGTGGGCGATGACCTATCTGCGGCATCCGAACGGTCCGCGTGCGGGCAAGCCGTGGGAGTTCGTCAACAGCCAGATCTCGTTTCTGGCGTGGTGGTATGCGGTCGATGAGGATGGCCGGTGGCTGTTTAACCATTCGGTGCGCCGGCTGGCGAAGGGGTCGGGCAAGTCGCCGTTCGCGGCGCTGTTGGCGCTGGCCGAGCTGTGCGGTCCGGTCCGGGTTCGTGACGTTGACGTCAAGGCGGGGGTTGTTGTAGGGCAGACGCAGCCGATGCCGCTGGTGCAGATCGCTGCTACCGCAGAGTCGCAGACGGCGAACACGATGCGGATGGTGCGTGCGTTCGCTCCGAAGGGCTCGAAGGTCGCCGTCGAGTACGGGCTGGACGTCGGGAAGACGAAATACTACAAGCCTCCCGAGGGCACGCTCGAGGTAATCACGTCGTCGATGACGGCTGCGGAGGGTGCAGAGTCGTCGTTTATCGTGGCTGACGAGACCGAGCACTGGGTTCCGTCGTCTGGCGGTCCGGCGCTGATGGAGACGCTGGTCGACAACGTGACGAAGTCGGGTTCGCGGCTTCTCGAGACCTGTAACGCTTGGGTTCCTGGCCGGCAGTCTTCGGCCGAGGATTCGTATGACGCTTGGCTGGCGCAGGAGGAGGGCCGGACCAAGTCGGAGTCGAAGATCCTGTACGACGCCCGGATCGCCCCGCCGGGTACGGACCTTGCCGACAGGGATTCGCTCACGTCGGCGCTCGAGTTCGTGTACGGGGATTGCTGGTGGCAGAACCTGGACCCGATCATCGGGCGGATCTGGTCGCCGAAGTCGTCGCCGGACAACTCGCGTCGGAAGTATCTGAACCAGCCGACAGCGGCTGAGGATGCGTGGGTTGTCCCGCAAGAGTGGCAGGTGCTGGCCGACCCGTCCCGTGAGGTTGCCGACGGTACGGATGTGGTGCTGTTCTTTGACGGGTCGAAGTCGCGGGACGGTACGGCGCTGGTCGGCTGCACGATGGACGACGGGCACGTGTTCACCGCGGGCGTGTGGGAGCCGGACCCGAACGATCCGGACCAGACGGTGGACGTTGCGGATGTCGACCGGGTCGTGATGAAGACGACGGACCGGCTCAACGTGCTGGCGTTCTTCGCGGACGTGCGTGAGTGGGAACAGTTCGCGTTGACGACCTGGCCGGAACGCTACCGGGACACGTTGCAGGTGTGGGCTGCCCCGCAGGCACGTCCGCCGCAGCCGGTGGCGTGGGACATGCGCGGCCATTCATATGAGTTTGCGAAGGCGACTGAGGCGTGCCAGGCCGAGATCGTGGAGGGTGCGTTCACCCACGACGGCCATCCTGCTACGGGGCGTCATGTGGTGAATGCCCGCCGGCGCCCGTATCGGGATGCGGTGTCTATCGGGAAAGAGTCGCCGGGCTCGCCCCGCAAGATCGACGCGGCGGTGTGTGTGGTTGGTGCCCGGATGGTCCGGCGCATCGTGTTGTCGTCCGGCACGTCGGGCAAGAAATCGTCGTCGCGCCTTGTCGGCGTCTAGGAGGCATTGATGCTTACTGCCGATCAGGCGTCTGGGCAGGCAGACCGGCTCCTCGAGCTGGCCGCCGCAGAATGGTCCCGGCTCAAGCTGTTCGACCAGTACCACCGTGGCGTCCAGTCGCCGCCCTACACGCCGCAGACGGCCACCATCGAGTTTCGGACGCTGGTGGCACGGGCGACCACGAACCTGATGCCGATGGTGACCGGGACGCTGGTCAACCGGCTGTATGCGGACGGGTTCCGTCCCGACCCGACGCAGGATGCCAACTCGACGGCTTGGGAGTGGTGGCAGGCGAACCAGATGGATGCCCGCCAGAAGCCGCTGTACGAAGCGGTCGCGGTCTACGGGTATGCGTGGATGATGGTGACCGACTCGGGGTCTGGCGCACCCGAGATGTCGCCGAAGTCTCCGCGGACGTGGTATTGCGAGATCGCCGACCCTGACGACGACTGGCCGTCCTATGCGGTCCGCAGACGTGGCGAGAATGTCACCTTGGTCGACGATGAGGCGTTCTACACGCTGACGAAGCCGACGTCATCGAACCGTTGGGGTGTTGTAGACGTGGAGCTCCACGGGCTCGGTGTGTGCCCGTTCGTGCAGTACCGCAACGCCTGGAACATCGACGGCCATCCTGTCGGCGAGGTGGAGCGGCTGATCCCGGTGCAGGACCGGCTCAACCAGACCGTGTTCGACCTGCTGGTGGCACAGACGTTCGCTGCGGCACCGCAGAAGTATATCGCCGGGCTGGTCGCGGACGACGACGACTCGCTGGCTAGTGCGTTGGCCAAGCGTGTGTGGACGTTGGACGGGGCGGACACGAAGGTCGGGCAGCTTCCCGGCGCAGACCTGTCCCACCTCGTTTCGTCCATCGACAACACGCTCAGGGTGTACGGGATCATCTCTCAGACCCCGCCGAACTATCTGCTCGGCGAGATGGTCAACATTGCGGCGGAAGCCCTGGTTGCGGCTGACGCTTCGTTGGCGATGAAGGTGGAGGACCGCAAGACGCTGCATGGCGAGTCGCATGAGAACATGTTTAGGCTTGCCGGGGTTGCTGCCAACGAGCCGGAGATTGCGGCGGACGTGATGTCGGAGATCGTGTGGCGTCAGACCGACCCGCGTTCGTTCGCCGCGACGGTGGACGGGTTGACGAAGCTCGCCAGCCCGGAGGGGTTGCAGGTTCCGCCGGACGAGCTGTGGACGATGATCCCTGGTGTGACACAGACCACGGCGGAACGGTGGAAGGCGACCCGTGAGCAGGCCGACCCGTTCGCAGAGTTGATGCGCGACATGGACCGTCAGAGTGGCTGACCAGCTCACCGTCGAGCACCGGCAGCAGATAGACCAGATCCGCCGTAGCGTCGCCGCCCAACTCGCCTTGCTGTGGTCGGACACGTTCGACACTGCCGACATACGGGGGTCGTGGACCCGGTTCGCGGCTGTCGCTCTGCCCATCATCGAGGACGGGTACGACCTGTCCGCACAGGACGCCCAGGCGTACTTGCGACGGTTCCGCCGTAACGCAGGGGTGTCCGGTCGGGCACCGTCCACCGCTATCCCGGTGCTGTCTCAGGTGCGGGTGCGGAAGTCGCTCGAGTTCACTGCCCGTTACACGACGTTGCGTGGCATCCAGGTCGGCAAGACCGCCCAGCAGGCCGCACAGTCTGCGCTGGTCCGCACGATCGGGTCGGCGGGCAGGTTCGTGTCCGAGGGGTCGCACGCGACCGTACGGGAGAGTCTGAAAGCCGACCCGCAGGCGCGTGGGTGGCGGCGTATCACGGACGGCGATCCGTGCCCGTTCTGTGGCGACATCGCTACGAAGGGCATCTACTCGGCGGCTGGCGGTTTCGCTGCCCACGACCATTGTGCGTGCTCTGCGGAGCCCGTCTACCGCTAACAGCTTCCGCCCAACACGGGGCGGTCACGTACCTCCAGGCGGGGTGCGTTCGTGTCCAGGAGACACACATGCCAGAAGAAGAGAAGCCGAAGGAACAAGAGAAGCCGACCGAACAGCCCCAGGAGGGCGCCGGATCGGAAGAGACACCGAAGGCGAAAGAGAAGCCGACGCCGCCGTGGGGAACGGACGAGGAGTTCAACCCCGAGAAGGCGTGGAAGCTGATCCAGGACCTTCGTTCCGACAAGGACAAGCTCAAGCCGCTGGCGGACAAGGCCCGCGAGCTAGAGGACGCGCAGAAGTCCGAAGTCGACAAGCTCAACGACCGCATCAAAGAACTTGAGCCCACCGCGAAGGAAGCCGCACGGCTCCGTGTCGCACTCGAC